CTTACGCAACTGCACAATGCGAGGACTGTTGATAATCTCTGTGGCTGATAGGTGTGCCTTGCCTTTGGTATAGGAAGGTCTGTTCAGAACGTTAACAAACGTCTGAGGTAAGTTGTATTTGTTGGTTAGTTTCATCTGATTGTGTCCTCAACGAAAGATAATGCGCATTTAAAGGCAACAATAATGATTGCTATTGGTAACATAATGAACGTCCAAAATCCCACAATCTTTCTCATGCCAACTCCTTCATTCTCATAAGTGTTGAGCGCAGCTGAATGGCTTCAGCAACAATATGTTCCGCCTCTTCCAAGGCTTTATCTAGCCTCTTTGAGTTGACTTCATCCTCGCAACGATTAGTGAACGTGCGAATGTAAATAATTGACTCTGAATAGTCCATACTTTCTCCGTTTGTGTGTGTTAAAAACATTTCCTCACCGCCAATATAATCCCGTATAATCTGCATGTCAATAGGTTGTACCCAATTAAATGCAACAGTTGTGTTTAGGAACTCATGATTACACTAGAACTGCCATATCCCGTCAGTGTTAACGCCTACTGGTTAGCCTCCGGTAAGCGCCGATACATTTCCAAGCGGGGTGTAGAGTTTAAGAAAACAGTAGCTCATATATGGAGCGAGTCAGGTCATGCAGGTTTCGGGGGCAATCCCGTGGAACTCAATGTTTACCTGTATCCCCGCGATTCCCGCCTGATGGACATAGATAACATGCTGAAGTGCCTTGGGGACAGCCTCCAGGATGCGGGCTGTTTTACAGACGACCAACAGGTATGGCGTATTACGGTAGAGCGTGGCCCTAAGAAAAAGGGTGGCGGATGCCAGGTAACAATCAAGGAATATCAGGTAAACTGTAATGGCTAGTAGGTTTACTTTCATTTTCCTACTAGTTCCTTAACGTGAGCTTTGGGGGGTCTAGTGTTAGATCCCCCTTTTTTGTGTTATAGTTGGCGCACTAACCTCCGTTAGTCTACGTCCTCCGTAGGCACATCCTCAGTGTGCGTTTCCTCAGAAGCCCTCAGTCCTCCGCTGGGGGCTTCGTCTTTCAGGGTTTACCCTTAGTTGGGTGGTAACGTTACCGGTCTTTAACTTTACAGTCACCCTCCGATAACTTTACAGTTCCGCAAAATAACTTTACAAAAACCCTTGCACAAATAATTCTTTTCGGATTACACTAGTGGTGCTGATGGGGACATTAGCGTATAATTAGGCTTCTCAAGCTAGACCGTTATGGTCTGCCGTTTCGCACTACGTAAGTATCGAGAGCCTATTTACGCAGTGTTATATCCTAGAAACGACAGACTATAGCGGTCTTTTGCTTTTCAGTCAGCCGATTGATGTTGGACGGGGAACAAACCACGCCAGCGACATCAGTTGTAAGCAGACTGGGGGTAAGTAGATGTAATACTGCACATATCGGTGGCGAAGCTAGTGCCGATTCTACGAACGACTGGCGGGTGTTGTGGCTCCGTGACGGAACAACTGAAGGCGCATCTAGGTAGGCTAGGTGCGTCCACCGTTCAGGAACACAGAGGGTGTGGGTTACTACAGTGGGTTTCTACAGTAGACAGAAAGCGGAAAGCGGAATTGCGTTTTTATAAAAATAGCTATTGCATTAGCATGGGAACAATGTATGATGATGGAGACAGAAGGAAAGAACGGGGGCATGAATCAGCGGGAGGTCGCTGAAGCTCTTGGGGTGAGTAGGTCATTAGTGCAGCAGTTGGAGAGGCAAGCGATGAAGAAGATTATGAGGTTGCTTGCTAAGAGGAAAATAAAACGTGAGGATTTCTTTTGAACATACCAGAACTACAAGCGGACTTCGAGACGGGCATGGGTTTAATCCTCTTCCCGCCTGACTGGTTTAATCTTGACCCAAACATTCGAGTTGAGTTGTTGAATAACTGGATATACGCTCTTACAAGGACGCGCGCCGCTATGGAAGTTCAGATAGGTGCTGAAGATGCGATTAGAAAGGCGATGAAAAAATGAGTGTATTGGATGAAGCAAAAGATATAATTTACGGTGATCGAGAGAAGACCTACGGCAAGCCAAGCAAGAACCTGGAGACCATTGCGGTTTTTTGGGGAGAATACATTGGCACTAAGTTGTCAGCCAAGGATGTAGCCGTGATGATGGTGTTGTTAAAGGCAGCCCGCCTTCGCAACGACATCAACCATCGAGATTCAGTGGTGGACATCTGCGGTTATGCAGCCCTTATAGAAAGATGTGATGAATAGATAATGGATTACAGAAAAGAATTAAATAAAATGACTGGGACAATCCCTAAGTCAGTAGTAGAAGGGGGCGTAATGCAAGCAGCATTGTGGAAAGAAAGAGCAAGCAAAGCGCATAAATTAGCTAGTAATCCGAGGACAACCGCTGTAGAATTAAAGCGTGCGTTTGAGGAAATGCAACGATTCACATAAGAGGAAAAAATGAAAGTTCAATTAAATAAAATCCGTATTGACGGAGATACACAAGCCCGTCCTGAAATCAATTATTCATTGGTCACTGAGTATGCAGAGAAGATGCGTGATGGCGTTAAGTTTCCGCCCGTCACAGTATTCTTTGACGGTGCAAGCTACTGGTTAGCGGATGGATTCCACCGTTACCATGGACATAAAGCCAACGCAACAAAAGAGATTGAGGCAGACGTTCAAGAAGGCACACAACGTGATGCACAACTCTATTCTTTTGGTGCTAATGATGACCACGGAATGCGTAGAACTGTTGAAGAAAAGAGACGCAGTGTTTTCCGTATGGCTGAGGACTTTGAGTGGGGTGATTATTCAGACCGTGAGATTGCTCGTATCTGTAAAGTATCTCATCCGTTCGTTGCGAAGATAAGAGAGGGCCTTAAGAATGTCAATTCTCCGACACAGAATACACCAGTTAAAACCAAAGCAAAAGCCGATAAGCCCGCCAAAACGGTGGACGCTAAACCAGTTGAAACCGAAGATGAAGAGCCTGAGAATGACGAACTCCACGCATTGGCTATAGAACATCAGAGTATGGCAGAAGAGAATCAGAAGTTGATGAACAAGTTAGCAGTCCACAACATGGATGCTACTGAAGAAGAGAGAGAAGAAGCTCTCGTGTCAATGGAAGAAAAGGATGCCCGCATCAAGGCATTGGAAGCAGAAGTAAAAGCACTGAAAGCAAGCCGTGATACCTACCAATCTAAGAACGCAGACATGCTTAGACAGATCAAGTATCTCAAGAAACAACTAGAGAAATACGAAAAAGTAGACGCATGACAGAAGAGAAACGGCGGATACGGGAAGACTTTAAAGAACAGTTAGCCCGTATCCAAAGACAAATGCTCAAGGAAAAGCTAGACTTAACCAAGAGAAAAGAACAAAACGATTAACCCACGCCAGAGGGTATCTGGTTGCACAGGAGGAATGAATGCTACAGTTACGTGAGCATCAAGCGGATGTCGTTGAGAAGTTACGACTCGGCTTTGAGGGAGGACACCGCTGCCAACTCTTATACGCACCCACTGGGTTCGGTAAGACTGAGGTAGCGATGGAGATTATGAAGAGCGTTTCTGAGAACTTTAAACGCACGGCCATGGTTCTTGACCGCATTGTATTGGTTGAGCAGACCAGTCTTAGGTTAGGCAAGTATGGTATTGAACATGGGGTTATGCAGTCAGGTCACTGGCGGTATCGCCCGCATGAACGCATTCAGATTTGTTCAGCGCAGACATTAGAAAAGAGACAGGCTTTCCCTGATATAGACCTATTGATTATTGACGAGTGCCATGTCACCCGCCGTAAGACAGTAGAGTTTGTAAAACAAAACCCACAGATTAAAGTCATTGGCTTAACTGCTACCCCGTTCACTAAGGGATTGGGCGATACCTATAGCCATGTGGTGGGTGCTACATCTACTGGAGACCTGATTGAAAAAGGTTGGTTAGCACCGCTCAAGATTTACATTGCTAAAGAGATTGACATGACGGGAGCCAAAAAGGTAGCGGGCGAGTGGTCTCAGGACGAAGTATCTGAGCGAGGCATGAAGATTACTGGCGATATCGTTACCGAGTGGGTAAAGAAAACCCATGAGATATTTGGAGGCCCGAGAAAGACAATCGTGTTCTGTTCAGGAGTTGCTCACGGCAGAGATCTGGTTGCACAGTTTGCTAATGCGGGCTACAACTTTGTTTCCATATCCTACAAGGAAGACGATGAGTTCAAGCGGACTACCATCGAGGACTTTGCTAAGCCCGATACAAACATCCACGGATTGGTGGCTACTGACATCCTGACTCGTGGGTTTGACGTGCCTGATGTAATGATTGGCGTGTCAGCCCGACCCTTTTCTAAATCTTTTAGTTCCCATGTTCAACAGTTGGGACGGGTGATGAGACCGCATGACTCTAAAGAGTTTGGTGTTTGGTTGGATCACTCAGGCAACTACCTTCGATTCCGTAATGACTGGGATAGCTTGTATGCGGACGGTGTTCGTGAGCTAAAGGAGGGTGGAGAGAAGGCCAAGAAAGAACTTACTGAACGGGAGAAGAAAGAATCTAAGTGTCCTTCGTGTGGTATTTTGTGGACGGGTGGAGATGTTTGCTTAGGTTGCGGTCACGTTCGTGAGCGTAGAGCCATGATTGAGGCAGTGCCTGGCGAACTGAGAGAACTCCAAGAGGCTAATCAAAAGCTACACATAACTAACCAAGCGTTTTGGTCAGAGTTGTTGGCTTACTCAAGAGTCAAGGGATACAAAGAGGGATGGGCCGCACACAAGTATAAGGAAAAGTTTGGAGTCTTCCCTCGCGGGTTGAGCAACGACTCTAAAGACCCATCAAGACAAACATTAAACTGGATTAAGTCTCGCGCCATTGCTTACTCCAAGTCTAAATTAAGGAATCAAGCATGAGATATCTATCAGTATGTTCAGGAGTTGAGGCAGCAAGTGTGGCTTGGCATCCCCTAGGTTGGGAGGCAGTTGGCTATTCAGAAATAGAGAAGTTTCCGTCAGAAGTATTGGCGCATCATTACCCAAACACGCCAAATTTTGGCGACATGACTAAATACAAGGAGTGGAATACAAATGGAACAGTTGAGCTTTTGGTCGGAGGAACCCCGTGTCAGTCCTTCTCAGTCGCAGGTCTCCGTAAAGGACTTGAAGACCCAAGGGGCAACCTTGCCCTCGTCTATTGTGGAATTCTTGACAAGTTTAGACCCAAGTGGTTCGTTTGGGAAAATGTGCCAGGTGTCCTCAGTTCAAATGATGGACGGGACTTTGGTTCCTTCCTCGGGGCGGTGGCAGAACTCGGGTATGGGTTCGCATATCGGGTGCTTGACGCTCAATACTTCGGAGTTCCACAAAGACGTAGACGTGTGTTTGTTGTCGGATGTCTTGGAGACTGGCTATCTCCCGCAAAAGTTTTATTTGAGCGGGAAAGCTTGCTCAGGAATACTGCGCCGAGCAGACAAAAGAGGGAAGAAACTCCCGCCTTTTCTCCAAGCAGCTTTGGAAACTACAGTGAAGGAGTCGGAACACTTAGACGAGACGGAGGAGACCTCGGAGGAGGATCAGAAACTCTAGTAACGACTAACCGTTTGGTTGCGTTCGGTGAATACGCAGACGATGGCACGGCAAGCACATTGAAAGCCCGTGATTATAAAGACCATACAGACTTGATTGTTTACGAGACTCACCCCGCAGACTCAAGAGTAAAAGAGATGGGCGATGTATGTCAGACAGTAACCTCAAGATGGGGGACTGGTGGTGGTAACGTTCCGCTTGTGCAGTCTATTGCTATTCAAGATGTATCAGGCAGAGATAAGAAGCAGAACGGGCGAGGATGGAATGATGATGAGGTTATGTATACCTTAGATGCCGCCGCCACCCAAGGAGTTGCTTACTCTATTGGCTTTACTCAGTCGGATGCAGCAAGAGATGTTGGTAATAATGTAAGCCCGACCCTTCGCTCTGGCGGTGACGGTGGATATCCTAATCATTCCGTAGCGTATGGCTTTGAACCTGGCATTGCCAAGAGAGAGGGAAGTCCTAATCGTTTCTCTGAAGAAATGTCCCCAACATTGAGGGCACAGATGGGCGACAACCAAGCAGCAGTTGCCTATTCAATCAGGGAAGATGCCCAAGCAAACAACTTCAGCGCAACTCAGCTTGAGGTAACCCCTGCTCTTCAAGCTCTGCGTCCGTCTGTCCAGTCGCATCATGCTCAGACATTCGTTGCCCACGCATTCAAGGTTAGGGGTGGGTGTGAGGGTGGCGGTAAGGGATACCTTGGTTCAGATGAGAAAGCCTTTACTCTAAGCGTGACCCAAGACCAACAGATTGCGTTCAATACGAACGCTAGACCTGATGAGATGAAGTTTGAGGACGAGATATCAGGAACTCTAACCCGTAGTCAAAGTGCGGGCGTGATTCAGAACATGGCGGTGCGTAGACTTACCCCAACGGAATGCGAAAGATTGCAAGGCTTCCCTGATAACTATACAAACATACCTTGGCGAGGCAAGCCTGACTCTCCCGATGCTCCACGATACAAAGCAATGGGTAACTCGATGGCTGTCCCTGTAATGGCTTGGATTGGTAAAAGAATACAGGAGGTAGAAGATGGTAAAGCGTGAGGATAAGATACTGAACTGGTATGAATTCAGTTACCTGAACGGTGTCCGGAAGAACAATCAGGCGGCCATGGCAACCTATGAAGAATATCTACATGGTATGCAGAACCTTGGTGTTGCGTCCGTCAAAGGTAAGATAGAGAAGAAGATGTTTCAAATCATCAAGGAGATGGCTGAGTTAAATACTATGCTGACTGCTAAGGTAGAGATGGAAAGAAAAAGGGATATATCTTTGTGGTTGAATGACCTCTAGCATGACCCTTTTAGGGGTAGCCTGAAGATTTTTTGGTCTCCAGGCTACTCGGTTACAGATCAGGTGCTAAACATAAAAGGATAATCACGGCAATAAAAACTAGGCCCGCGACAATATCGTCAGAGGTTGGGCCTTGGTTCATTTCGTTTCCTCAAGATAAGCGACACCCTTGGAACTGAGAAATACATTCTTGTGACGAGAGTCTTTTCCTTGTTCTGTTCTAAGAAAGTCACGGACTACAAGACTTTTAAAGTATTTGTGTGCCGTGGCATGACTGCATACCTGTAGTTTTATACAGTCAAATAGAATATCTGTAGCGGGCATGACCCTTTTCTCATAGACCAAGCCGAGAATGAAGTCCTGTTCGGGAGTAATATGATACTGGTTCATGACCAGTCGTCTGTTGTAACCGTTCATTCTGTGCCTCGTTCTACATTCTCTACTTCCCATTCGCCAAGTTCAATGTCATTTTCATTAAGGTAATCGAAGGCCATATCAACTGCCTCGTCTTCGTCATTAGCATCTACAAAAACCGTGGTCTTTGCGTGTGTAACTAGGGTAACTTCGTATTTTTTCATCTCGTGTTTCTCTCCTGATAATTGGTTAAGCCAAGCGTCAAATAGGGGCTGCCATGGGTTAATCATTTCTGTCCCCTGTAATATATTTCTCCCTTGAAAAGACTAGGGATAAGGTATGAGTCGTAATGGTGTGCCACCATGTAATCGTCCGCCTCCTCCTCTGATAGCATTGCTTTCTCACTAATGTCGTGAACCAATGCACAAGGGTAAGAATCCCTACCCTTTAAAAATTCACCAAACTCTATGTTTCCAAACCATACTTGCGTCTTCATTGTGCCTCCTCCCGCTCTTGTTCTTCCCACTCCGCCATGCCTTCGCTGATACAAAACTCAAGGTCAATCTCGCTCGGTATGTTCTCCATGACCCACTCTGCATTACCTTGAATGTCGTAATACTGATCGTCTCCATCGTCCCAAAGTCCGCAATAAGCGCACCCGCCCTCGTAGTAGTAACCTTTTACAGTAAAGCCTAAGTCTTTTAGCTTTTCATAAAAGGCAAGTGGTGGACTCCAAGCCGTATCAAAACTGGCTGACATAAAGTTCTTATCATGCCCGCTTAGAAACGGTTCGCAAGCCTCCCATTTAGTTCCCCAGTTGGCATTACTCCATGAATACCAATCGGCATAGCCGTGCCTGGCGATGTTCTCTTTTTGTTGTCGCTCAAGCTCCGCCTGTTCGGGGGTGTCTTTGCCGTGGAATCCTGACATGGTTTCCGTTAAATCTTTAGGGCATGGAGCGAACTCAGAAAAGAATTTTCCCGCTTTAATTGCACTGGCCGCCCGCTCAATCATCTCAGGGTTGTCGTGTTGTAGTTCTAATGTGTTGTTGCACCAGTTAGGCATTTTCGTTCTCCTTTAGCTTATCAATGTTAAATACAGATACATCTTGAAACCGCACACAATCATTTAGATACTGGATTAGTGCGTCAATCGCCTCTTCCTCGTTCTCTACTTCTATCTCGTCTTTAAAAGTAATCTCAAATTTAGGCATTTTGTTTCTCCTCAATTTCAATTGTGTCTGAATAAATAATTCTTTCTGCTTCATAGTCTTCCCATGAACCACCGTTAATCGCTACTTCCCATGCTTTATCTTTTGAATCTGCCTCAACAATCGCAGATAGATAAATAACTTGACTTGCTAACACTTCAAATTTAGGCATTTTCATTCTCCTTTGCGTATGTTCCAGTAATGTTTGAATCGTATAAGCATGAATCTTCTGACTGATCACCCGCAAAATGGCGGGACTCTGCCAGGTGATGGGCTTCTTCGCTACTCTTGGCTTCTACATCGTATGAGTAAGTCCATTGTTGGGTTTCATGAATTTCAATCGTAAATTTAGGCATTTAAAAATCTCCTTCAATGTTTTCATAACAGTCTTGGCAAATCGCCTCGTAACCATTGGTTTCCATGTATTGCATACCTTGGCGTTGGCGATCAGTTTCGCACTCGCCCACGCTCCAAAACATATCAATACTTGTTACTTTGCTCTCGCAACAGTCGCATTGGTTGATACCTTGGTTTAACTCCTCGTCCGTCAATGTCTCAGGGTAATACCACTTAGAATCAATCTGCGAACGGTCACGGTAGCAGTAACCAGTTTCCATAGCGAAAATGCGGAAGTCCGCATTCTCTTTCCACCAGTCCAAAGGCAAGTCGTAATGGCGAGCGTGTGCCTTAAAAGTTTCAATGATGGCGTTCTCCGCCTCTTGTTGGGTCAATCCAATAGCTGAGAATTCAAAACTTCTGCTCTCGCCTTGTGCTAGATATATTTTCATGACAAATTCCCTTCATTCCACATAGCACGAGCGAAACTAATTAGCTCATCACTTACGAGTAAATTGTTGGCTTGTGCATGATGTTCAATTACTTCTATCGGGCATTCTTTTTCTGTCGGGAAATTGTCTCCCCAAATCTGACTCCATTCAGTCGCATTTAAATTCATATTTCCTCCGTTAGTCCGCATAAATAGTTTCGTCCGCTCCCACAATGGAAGAGACATACCAATCGCCCGCCTCTAATTCATACTGGCGACCAAGCATGGCATTGATACAATCAAGACCTAGATAACAAGTGTTACCAATCTTGCTGATGAGTTCATCAGTAGGCATCTCAAATTCTTTTGATGCTTGCTCAATGGCTTCATCAGGAACATAAAGAACTAAATTAAATTTCATACTTCCTCCGTGATACTTATAATTAAACGACTTACCTTGTGAATAAAGTTTGCATACTGTATCGCCTCCTCAAGCGTGTTAAACAGTCTGCCTCCGCATACATAACGCATATATCCTCCTGTATGTAAATTACATTATAGCCATAGTAATTCAAAAAACAATAGCTATTTCAAAATAAATAAGCATGACCCTTTTATGGCAAGCATGACCCTTTTAGTCTGAAATTTTTCCAAAGCAGTGCCAGGCGACCGCTCGCAAAATCGGGCCGTTATGCCAACTGATCTGGCAAGGTCAAAAAAAAGTGTCAAAAACTCCCCTCCATTTAAGGATTGAAAACCCGCTCAATGCGGGGGATTGGTTTGCTTAGGTTTCTTCTGCGTAGCGTTTGCAATCGGCTCTGTATGAGTGGGCGATTGTGCGAGCGTAAAACTTCCCAAAGTCTGCGAGACCATCTTCCAAGTTTCCGTCTAGCTCATGCCTAAGAATGCTAGAAGTGATAAAACTGGTTGCCATCTCTTCGGTATATCCTTGCTCAATCAATCCCTCAAAAATGCCTTTTAGGACTGCATCTGCAACTCTTGGAAATTCTAGGGCGGGCTGCCTAGCTAAAATTGAATCGTTTAAATCGTGCATGGGTTTAAAATATTGCATAATTCCTCCGTTTGTTTATCCTTAGACGCTCGCCCGAGCGTTTCGCCTTTATAGGCTCATCAGTAAGGACTATTCAACCCTTCTAATCCAATGCTCGCCAGTGATACATGAAAGGTTAAGCGATTGCCCAACGCTCATGGCTTGTATGCTTTCTATATCTTCGGGGTCGTATCCCTTTTCCTCCGTGAAAAACTCTTCTTCGTGCCATTCCAAAGTTGAGCGGTTGTTTTGATGGTAGCCTTCGCCCCAAAAGCATTCGTAAATTTTCTTCATTTGTTTAGCTCCTTAAAGAATTTCTTCTGAATTTAAAACGGGAAACCACCTTATAAAACCTTGGTCGGTTTCAGCGTAAATTTTTCCGTCTTCAATGTAATAAGATAAGGTGAAACCGTCTTTTATATCTTGCTTTATATACTCTAAAGCCTCTTGAAATGTTGCCATATTACCTCCGTTGTTTATTCCGTGAACCCTTGCGGGTTTTCGTCCTCTTTAGGACTCATCAGACGGACTGATTAAAATTGCTGATATACAAAAACACCCTCGGACGATTCGCCCACAAGCTGAGTGTTATCGTTTAGCCAGTTGCGGATATATTCTATTTTTTCGTCTTCGTCCGTTAGCTCTTCGTCCTCAATGTCGGTATCGTATTGCCCAATGATGTCCGTGTAATGAGTCTCTTCGTAGTCGCAACAAATGGCAATAATGTCTAGCTCTATTTCCTCGCCTGTGCTTTCCTCGTATTCCTCAAAGTAGTCAAATAGCAAGTCTTTGGCTTCATAGCTGAACTGGGTGTCTCTGCCCGCTTGCTTGAAATAGTCGTGAAATTCGCTTCTATATACTGTCGTTTTCATACTGCCTCCGTTGGTTTGTTTAATGATTCTTGAGCGTGCTTGCGTTTGGCATGATTAACGCCACGAATGAACGCCTCCGCCTCATGCTTGTAGTTGCACCAAAATATAAGCGTGCCATTGTCTTCCACCATATAAGGTGAATCGCTTGGCTTTGTCCTCTGTATTATGTTCATTACTTGCCCTCCAGTTGGTTCAAAATTTCCCCGTCTATTACTTCGTTCAAATGTAAAACCGCAAGGCTTAACGCCTCTTGATGGTTCAAAATGTCTTCACCCAATGCGGTGCGTTGCTCGTCCGAATACTCTCCGTCTCGGTCATGGTTTACTAACATTGTGATGAGTTGCTCTCGTGTTAGCTCGTGCAATTCTTCAATCGTTGAGTTGTGTAAATGTTGCATAAATCCTCCGTTTAGTTGTTGCCTTTTAATTATAGTCAAATAGTTTTAAATTGTGCAAGTATTTATTTTACATTTCATTCAATCCCTTTGTTTATAAGGCTCTGTAGTTGTAGATTATATAAATACTTGAGTGATCTGGAGGGTTATTGTTGATGAAAAAAGCCCGCTTATTTTGTGGCCTTTTTACTAATCCAGTAGAGGGATAACAGAGGGTAAAACACTCGTTTGGGTGGTAACGTTTCCACTTGTTTGCTCGCCAGGTGATGAGAGTCAATTTTTTGCGTTTGGTTCATTCTTTGGTATTGTTCAGATATTCCCGTTTTATACCCATATAAAAGATATGACAGAGAAAACCAAAAAGCCCGCCAATCTTCCGAAGTTGCCTAGACTATCCCGTAAGCAAATAAGAGAGGGATTAGATAGCATTCCAATGGATACGATTCTTCTCGGAGTAGGTAAGTCAAAGGAACTCACCCACAAGCAAAAGCAATTCGCCCGCCATGTTGCACTAGGTAAAACTAAAGCAGATGCATACAGAGAGGCATATAACACAGAGGGGAATGTAAAGACGGTAGGCAATAACGCTAGTAGGCTTGCACAGGATACCCGAATACAAGTGGAAATAGAGGCTTACAAGCTGGCAAAAGAGGCGGAGGATTATCGTAATCCCGCTGACTTGAGGAGGCTAGTAATCCATCAACTTACCCAACACGCACTAGATGGCGAGATAAATCCCGCTCAACGCATCAAATCCCTAGAGCTACTGGGCAAGGTTGCGGGGGTTGATGTCTTCATGGATAGAAAAGAGACAACCATTATTCACCAAAGCGGAGACATAAAAGCCCGCTTACTTCACCAATTAAAAGCCGTGATAGATGTAAACGCTAGAGAGATAAACTCAGAGGATACGGCAGAGAGCCTACTGGCAGAACTAACCGCTCCGCAAAATTCTGAGGAGTTTTCGGCTGCAACTGATCGCGAGCCTGGCGACCCCACCGTGGGGGTAGGCCCCGATATTGACGCGTCGCATGGGGGGACTGTAATACATACTATTCCACACAAACAATCCGACTCAAATTCCACAGAGTCAGCCCCGTGTAAGGATTCGCCTACGCAAGATGTTGATTTCACTGAAGAAAAAAAAGACGTGGTAACGTTTCCACCTGAAGAGGGGTACCCCAATGATGATTTCTGGGCTGAGAAGGGCTTAGATTCTGAGGAAGACCCCCCGGTAGGTAATTGGAAATGACAGGGGTGGGGGGTATATTTTTTGAGAAATTCGCTTCTAAAGACCAGTGTTTGGAAAGACTGATGACTCCTAAGCAAAAAGAGATATTTTTGGTGATTGATGAGTGGTGGATTAGGTATGGGTTTGGGCCGTCCATTGATGACATTATGTATATGACTGGGGACAGGGGTCGAGGGAATGTCCATAGGATAGTGAAGAGGTTATGTGAAATGGGAGTTTGTAAGAGGTTGCCGGATCGGGCGAGGTCGGTACGTCCTGTTTATATTAAGTTTAGGAATTTAGAATGACGATTATTTGTACATTGATATTTTTGTATTTTCTTTATAAAGACTATGACAGATAAGTTAACCGAGTTTATTAATCAGTTACCCGTTCATGAGCAAGAAGCCATGATTGAGGAGTTGGCTGCGTACCAACACGCCTTAAAAAGAGAAAAAGCGAATACTGATTTTATTAAGTTTGCCCATGAGATGTGGCCCGGCTTTATAGATGGACGACATCACAAAGTGATGGCCAAAGCTTTTGAGAGGGTTGCAAAGGGAGAGATAAAGAGACTGATCATTAATATGCCGCCGCGACATACGAAGAGTGAGTTTGCAAGTTATATGCTCCCAGCATGGTTCTTAGGTAAATTCCCTAATAAGAAGATTATCCAGTGTTCCAATACAGCTGAATTGGCTGTAGGTTTTGGACGTAAGGTACGTAACTTATTGGACAGTGAGCAGTATTCCCAGATATTTCCTAACGTAAAGCTAAGACATGACTCCAAGGCGGCGGGAAGATGGGCTACCAATGAGGGTGGCGAGTACTTTGCGATTGGTGTGGGTGGTACGGTGACTGGTAAAGGTGCGGATTTGCTGATTATTGATGACCCGCACTCAGAGCAGGAGGCGGCTTTGGCTGCTACTGATCCGTCTGTATACGATAAAGTCTATGAATGGTACTCATCTGGTCCACGCCAGCGTCTACAACCAGGCGGTTCTATCATTGTGGTGATGACTCGGTGGGGAAAACGTGATTTAACGGGTCGGATTCTTAAGGGAGTGATTGAGAGGGACGGAGAAGACTGGGAAGTTATCGACTTTCCTGCGATTTTGCCGTCTGGAAACCCGCTTTGGCCTGAGTTTTGGCCGTTAGTTGAACTTGAGGCACTGAGAAACGAACTTCCTAGTGGTAAATGGAACGCTCAGTACATGCAACAGCCTACTTCTGAGTCTGGGGCGATTGTTAAGAGGGAGTGGTGGAAGGAGTGGGAGGATGAAGACCCGCCAAAATGCGAGTTTGTCATTCAATCATGGGATACGGCGTTCACTAAGAACGAAAGGTCGGACTATTCTGCGTGTACGACATGGGGAGTCTTCTATATGAACGAGAATCCCGATGATGCCCACGTTATTTTGCTAGACGCCTTTAAGAGACGTATGGAATTTCCAGAGTTAAAGGAAGTTGCCTACAAACATTACATGGAATATGAGCCAGATGCGTTCATTGTCGAGGCAAAAGCTTCAGGCGCGCCGTTAATATATGAATTAAGAAACATGGGAATACCTGTTCAAGAGTTTACACCGACAAGGGGCAATGATAAGATAGCTCGTATTAACGCTGTATCTGATTTATTCGCCTCGGGGAAAGTGTGGGCACCGCGGACAAGATGGGCTGATGAAGTGATTGAGGAAATGGCTGCTTTTCCAAATTCTGATCACGATGACTTAGTTGACTCATCAACGCAAGCGCTCATTAGGTTCCGCAAAGGTGGATTTATCAAGTTAGAATCTGACGAAAAGGATGAGATAGTCTCATTCAGACGCAAAGCTGCATACTATTAGAGGAAACATGGACTACACGCCATTAATTAAACTTGAAGATATTGAAAGCGTTTTTAAAACAGAGCGCGGTTCAACGTATGCACATCATGCTGATGCAACAACTACACGTAATCGAAGTAGTGCAAAGCATGCTGATACAACCGAAGGTATGCAACCAAGGTCTGGGAAAACCGTGTTTATGGCGCCAAAAGATGTCAGCGTTTTGGGCGGGTTTTTTCAAAATCCAGATATGGCAACAAAATTTACACCGTTATTTGATGAAAGCGGAAAGCCAACTGGTAAAGCAGCTGTAACACTTTTAGAAGACTACGGCCCTAAAAAAGCTGGTACAGTTCTTTATGAAGCTGCTTATCAAACAAAACCATCTGTAGGCAGTAATCCAGTAGAAATATACAAAAGCGAAAGTAAAATTGGCGATACTGGTAAAGGCATCCACTTTGGAAATAAAATAACAGAAGTCCACCAAAAGCCACAATCTGGTGGCAGTGGCGAGGGAAGAAATATTGGCGGAGCTGGCGGAATTTCAGTGAGCAAGAGAAGTATGGGTGAAAGCGTAAATCCTTTTGCCCTTAACAAACTTTATTCATCTGGCGGAAACGTTGATAAACCTATAGACGGTAACTGGAAGTATATTTAAGGATAAAAAATGGCTATTGAAAAAAGTTTATATCAAGCCCCTCAAGGAATAGAGGATTTAATGGACGATGTTCCTGAAATTGAAATTGAAATTGAGGATCCTGAATCAGTCAGTATTGGCATTGATGGACTTGAAATTGAGATAGGCAAAGAAGAAGAAAGCGAAGAAGAGTTTTCAGCAAACTTAGCTGAGTACATGTCTGAAGGTGAATTAGCAGAATTAGCTGGTGATTTAATCGGAGAGTTTGACGAGGACGTCAGCTCACGCAAAGACTGGATACAAACATACGTTGACGGCTTAGAGTTGTTGGGTATGAAGATTGAAGAGCGCACAGAACCATGGGAAGGCGCATGCGGTGTATACCACCCGCTATTATCAGAGGCTCTAGTAAAGTTCCAAGCAGAGACCGTAATGGAAACGTTACCGGCATCCGGCCCAGTAAAAACCCAGATTATTGGTAAAGAGACTCAAGAGAAGAAAGAAGCGGCTGCTCGAGTTCAGGATGACATGAACTATCAGATTACTGATGTTATGACTGAGTATCGCCCTGAGCATGAGCGCATGTGTTGGGGACTTGGTTTATCTGGTAACGCATTCAAGAAGGTTTACTTTGATCCCGGCATGAATCGTCAGGTATCAGTGTTTATTCCAGCTGAAGACTTGGTTGTTCCTTACGGCGCATCAAACCTAGAGTCCTCACCACGCGTGACTCACATCATGCGCAAGACTGAGAATGAAGTTAGAAAATTACAAGCTTCAGGTTTCTATAGAGATATTGACCTTGAAGCTCCAGACGGGTCATTGGATGAAGTAGAGAAGAAGATTGCAGAAAAGATGGGCTTCAGTGCTACCACTGATGACCGTTATAAGTTATTGGAAATGCACGTTGACCTAGATCTTCCAGGATATGAAGATGATGACGGCATTGCATTACCTTATGTTGTGACCATTGAAAAAGGTACACAGAAAGTTCTTTCAATCCGCCGCAACTGGCGCCCAGAAGACGAAACTAAACAGAAGCGTAACCACTTTGTCCATTATGGATACGTACCAGGATTCGGTTTCTATTGCTTTGGCTTAATCCATTTAGTTGGCGCCTTTGCTAAGTCTGGTACTTCTATCATTCGTCAGCTTGTGGACGCTGGTACTTTGTCTAACTTGCCAGGTGGCTTTAAAGCTCGTGGCTTAAGAATCAAAGGCGATGACACTCCTATTTCTCCAGGAGAGTTCCGTGACGTAGACGTACCAAGTGGCGTTATTAAAGATAACGTTATGACTCTTCCATACAAAGAACCAAGCCAAGTGTTGTATAGCTTGCTAGGTACTATTGTTGAAGAAGGTCGCCGTTTTGCCTCTGCTGCTGACATGAAGATTAGCGACATGAGTTCACAGGCTCCAGTCGGCACAACACTGGCTATCTTGGAAAGAACCTTGAAAGTGATGTCTGCTGTTCAGGCGCGCGTCCACTATTCAATGAAGCAAGAGTTAAAACTTCTTAAAGAAATCATCCGTGATTACACGCCAGAAGAATACAACTATGAGCCAGTAGAAGGTGATCGTTTTGCTAAACAGTCTGACTATGACTTGGTTTCAGTCATTCCAGTCTCTGATCCAAACGCAGCAACGATGGCTCAGAAGATTGTTCAGTATCAGGCTGTATTGCAGTTAGCACAAAGCGCTCCACAGCTATACGACATGGCTCAGTTACACCGTCAGATGTTAGATGTTTTAGGAGTGAAGAACGCGGCTAAGCTGGTGGCTCTTAAAGAAGACCAGAAACCAAAAGATCCTATCTCAGAGAATATGGATGTATTGAACAGCCAGCCAGTCAAAGCGTTCATTTACCAAGACCAAGATGCCCACATCACGGCGCATCAGACATTCTTGCAAGACCCGAAAACAGCAGCAATTATTGGGCAGAATCCAAACGCAAGCCAGATTACAGCAGCCATGCACGCGCATATTGCTGAACACTTTGGCTTTAAGTATCGTCAAATGGTTGAACAGCAAATGGGCGCTCCATTGCCTAAACCAAATGAAGAGATACCAGAGGAGTATGAAGTACAGATATCTCGTTTAGTGGCGCAAGCTTCTCAACAGGTATTAGCGGCCAATAAAGCAGAGGCTGCACAACAGCAAGCTCAAGAGCAGCAACAGGATCCGATTATCCAGATGCAGCAGAAAGAACTTGCAATCAAGGAAGCGGATGTACAGCGTAAACAAGCTAAGGATCAAACGGATGCTCAGCTTAAAGCTTCTCAGCAACAAATTGAGAGGGAAAGAATTTCCGCTCAAGAGCGCCAAGCCACTCAAGCGTTGATGGTTAAAAAGCAACTAGAAAGCGAAAAGCTAGAAGCTGAAGGCGCAAAAGTAGGGTCAGAAATTGCCGAATCAAAAGCCAAGCTACAGATGGCTATGAAAAAGCATAGAGACCAACAAGAGGCTGATGGCATTAAAACAGCCATTAACGCTGCAAAGAAAGGTAATCAATAATGACAGCTTTTGAAGTCCTAATTGACGAAGTGGACAACAAAATTAAGCAGTTACAAGAATTTATAGGAACCGGACGTGCCGAAACGTTTGAGTCTTATAAAGCAACCTGCGGTGAGATTAAAGGTCTGCTGACCGCTAGGGGATACATATTAGACCTTAAACAAAAAATGGAGAACTCTGACGATGAGTAACCAAGTCGATTTAGCCAA